GCGTGCCTTACAAACCAGGTTTTTATCGTTGCTCTTGATTCCATTATATATTAATTTCTAACTTACTACAAAATCTTTTTCTATTGCCCAAAACTCAATACCCTCTTCACAATCGCTATTAACTATCTCTTCTACGTCTTCCCCATGATTATCATAAGTATCCTGGAAGTCATACCTAACGGGTGAATCATAAGTGGTTTCTTTCATGATTGTAAAGGTTAATTTCTCATCACTACATTTACTTACTTCATCACAGAAAGTAGTTTGGGGGATTATAGCCCCCAATTTAGCGTTTATAGGCTCGTTATAACATATTGCTCTTTTCAATATCTCCAATAACTCTTCTGTTATATCCACAGAAGTATTTACTCCACAAACTGATTGTGATATAGCTACTACATATTGCCCACATAGTTCGCAATCTGTATCATAGGTTATAATATGTTCTCCCAACAGATCCTCTATTGTGGAGTCCCAGTCCACAATATCATACCTTGTATTCAAACCACCTAATTCATATACAGTAAGGTTTAATCCAAGCAGGTTACCCCATATCTCTAAGGCTCTAGCTGTCCCCCGTATCTTTATTAGGGAAGCAGTCATTGATAACAGGTTCCTATATAGTTTTATCTCAGTTTGTATATTATCGGGGTTGCTGTAGATATTCCTATGGGGGGGGTATGCTAACGTTTGAGCTATCAGGTTTAAAAATTTATCATCAACCTGTTCCCCAGGTGTTAGTATACTACCCAATAGGTCAGAAGATATCTCTGGGTTTACTATATCTCCCCCATTTCTCAACAAAGGCATAGTTACTTCGTCAAGGTCCTGCCCAAATATGGATAGGTACCTTTCCCAAATACCCCGCCCATTGGAGTCTTTATATGTATCATTCCTTTTATGCCAATGGGGAAATCTATCAAAAAACCAATTATTAAATAAGTACATATTATTTACATTTTATGGTTGTTACCTCTAGGGGTTTAGCTATTTCTATAGATAAATTATCACTCAATAATACCGGGATTGAGTTATCAGCTACCTCTAAATCTCGGTTATAGGGATAGGAACTAAACTTCCAGCCTTGTCCTGTAGTATAGCTACCTACTGTGGGTTCTTTTATGAAAAACTTTATATTACTATCTTCATACACTTCATAGAGCAGTTTAGATGTAATAAATACCCCGTTTCTAGAAATTAAGAAAGAATTCCCCACTAATGTTACAGCATAATTTGCTTTTAATATACTAGTAGGTTGTATTTCTATGTCCCAGTTTAACTGTGTACCATGTCCATTTGGTGAGGGGTATGGTACAAGTGATAATGAGTTAATATTCATAAAATCCACTGGTGATAAGTTATCCACCAAAGCATATAGGTCTGATAATCTGATTTTCCTATTTATTAGGGAGTTGTCATATCCATAGTTGTCTAGGAGAGTTTGCCTTACTAACTCGGAGGTCCTTAGAAAATCTTGTCTATAAGCGGGAGTTACAGTGATATCTAGTTTTAATTTCGAACTTCCTGCAGCATATACATAATTAACTCTACCCAGTAATTTCTTGCTTTCCATAAAATCTAGGGTATCTTGTATGAGGGCTTTGCTAGCTATATTATCTCCGCCTCCTTGATTTGATATTGGAGCTATAAACATGGTTGTTACTCCGCCACAGGTGGGGTCTACTGAGCCCTTTCCAATCCCAGGAACACTCAATAATAACTCTAAGTGGTCATCATAAGTAACAGCTCTACCAAGAGTTCTTAACCCTAGGGGAGCATTTTTTCTTATCTGTTCTATGCTTTCTGTTGGGGCTCCCCCTGATGATTGTATAGGGTTATTCACTGATAGAGTTATACCATTGGGCATAGGAACAACTGACTGTATAGAGTTTATCGACCCCATTGGAGCTGTACCAAGTACATGGTTAGTTGTATATAAACTTAGATATATAGATGTACCTTGTACTGGTAACTTACCTGAAACCCCATCCCCAAGGACTGCCCAAGACTCCCTAAGTTCATCCACCTCTACTATGAAGTGAGGGTCTGATGATTTACTGTAAGCAAAAGTATCTACTTCCTGGTATATATCATCCCCTATGAATATTTGGGCTGATTTATGTACATACTTATTACCCAAATATATTCTTTGGTTCATAGTACCGGTGGTTACTCCCACAAGTAAACCACTTTGTAGGTCCCACTGTTTTGCTCCTACTTCTCCATTTATATCTCCAGCTTGTATCACCAAGTCAGCTGTAGTCCTAAAATTCCCATTAGGACCTACACAAATAGTACCGATGGGGATTAATACGTCCACCGTAGAAATAGCTGATAGAGTGAATAGTAGGTTTACTGATTCCGGTAGGTTGGATTTTATCCTATAATCCAGAGCTTTCACTAGGTTAACCATAGATTTATACTCTTGGGCAGTCCCTATAAATCTCTCTCTATTAGCGGAATCTATCGAATAGTTAATCATCTCAGTTAAACCACTGAACATATCCACTAATACCATAAAGGGGTTCCCCTCTGACCTATCGGTTAATTCTGGAGCAGCTTGTGGTAATCTCCAGTTTAGTATTTTGTTCTTTATTTGTTGGTAGCTTCTATCCGCATATCCAACCCATGGGTTTGTTATATTCATCTTGAAAGTTTTTATGCAGTCATGTTATATACAGGAATAATCAAGTCTTCTTGTTTGTTTGTAGCAATAATTTTATAAGTAAGGATAATATTTAAGTTTACTCCTAAGTCATCCCTTGTTATTTCCGCGCTTACTAACTCTATTCTCTTTTCCCACTCGGTTATAGCCCAGATAACATAGGTTCTTAGTACGTCGAATAATACGTCATCATTTTGTTCCCCCAAAAAATCCTTTAAATCTACTCCATAGGATTCCTTGAAATACCTAGACATGATAGGCCAAGAGAATAGTTGGATTAAATCAGATGTAATTAGTTCTGCCCCTGATTTAGTAACTGGCTTTCCTGAGATCAGTTGGATAGGGAATATTAGCCCAGTCCCTATCGATTTTGATATGTTAGCATCCATCTTTATAGTTTTTACAATTACAAACCCAGTCTTAACTAAAAAGGGGAGTATAAGTGTAAAAACCTATATTCCCCTATATAAATCTAGTATTTAATTTTATTTACTTAATCTAATTTTACTACTTTAGATTTGATATTTACTAGTCCTCCCTTGAGTTTTATAAACTCGGCAGCATTTACGGGGGGAGAAGATATTATTCCTGCTACATTAACAGTTATCTGTGAACAGTGGGTTAAAATTTCTGATAACCTGCTCTCTAGTTTATCCCCGAGTACAGCTGGTTCATCAGCCTCATCGAATTTACCTAGGTTTATATACCCCCCGTCAACTTTTAAGTCTATTGAATTCTCCCCAACCCTAAAAGATATACCTGAAGTATGGATTATATTTACTGTCTTCTTATCATCATCCAATGAAACTAGTAGTCCTCCAGGTGTCTTAAACCAATAGTTATTTTTCTTCTGTAGTTCCGGGTCTGATATCTCAGATGTTTTATCCGCTGTCTTTCCGAAAAACCCATGTTCCCAGCGGGGATACTTTGGACTACCGAATGTAAAGGTTACCTGTATAACACTCCCTTTGGGAGGTAATACCTGCATACCATAGTTTACTCCAGAAAATACAGATCTGGGTTGTACCCAATCTGGGAATATAGTTTCTCCATATACTCCCGGAACTGCTATCTTTAACCTATTCAAGTTATCGGGGTCGTTATTGTCTATAACAATTCCCGTATATGTAGAGTAATATATACCAAATGGCTCTAGCCCTTTAGTAACTATTTTGTTTACTAATTTTACTAACCTTTCCATCTCTATTCTGGTTTATCGTACATCATCTTTTGGAACCAATTCCTATCATCGGTTTTAGTATTGGGTTTTGAATTTTGAGTATTTGAAGATTCACTAAAATTACCCCCGATATCATCTGAATCCACACCATTCCTATTTAGAACACAATTTGTGATATACCCGGTACCAGGCTCTATTACATGGGTTGATTTTATAATATACCAATTCCCCGAGTTCTTCTTCCCTACCCCGAAAAGAGTTGTTATTTGGTGTGACTCAATATCAGGGTTACCTAGGACTGACATTTGGGCATTATTCAATTCCATATTAGCTTCTTTACGTTTATTCAATCCTTCATCACCATTTGATTCTGGGTCTCCAGGTAGAGAGAATTTCCTTTTGTAGTCATGGTATATGGCCTTTAGTGGAACTCCAGTGTTATCTATATCTCCCCTAATTTGGCCTTCTGGACCAAAACCCTCGGCTGTGTAGGATAGTTTGGCATCTATCTGTACATAAGTTGTCCCAGACCCATCTGCTCTTTCACTAGCTCGAGGGTTCCATAATGGTTTTTCTCCGCTATCTGATAGTGCAACTGGGGAGTTATTTACTTTCTGTTGTAATTCAGAAGGTTCTTCCTTGGGTAGTTTGAAGTCCCCAAACTTATCATTCTTTATATAGGTATCCCCAGCTTTATTGTATACGGGGCCAGAATCTGTTTTTTGTAACGGTAATCCAGTATTCTCAACTCCTCCACGTTTTGCTACCGGCTCATTCTTCCCCAACCTAGGGCTTTTATCATTTTCTGATGTAGCCTCTGTTTTAACAAAGGTTTTATTTACGGTATCCCACCCAGAAGTCTCTACTTTAGAAGCATCCTTCATGTTTTCTTTATTCTTTGTTGAATACCTAAAGGATAACATTTCACCATCTCCCCCTTTCCAAGTATATGACCTGAATGGGGTTTGGGAAGTATCAGTTTTCTCTTTTATGAGTTTATCATCTCTTACTACCATACTCCATGGTCCACCCGGTTCTTTCTGAACTTCATCATTTAACATGGCTAGGCTGGATTTATTCCCAGCAACAAAAGTCCTTACAAACTTAGGAGCCGAGGTATTATCTACTCCGGCTTTATAGTAATTATCTGATTCTAATTCCCCTGGTTTTCTTATACCTACAACTGAGTAGTCATCCCCTGGCCCGTTATCTACTACATTAGTACCATAGAAATCCCCTACTGCTTTAGTATACCCAGATACTTCTTCTAAGGATTTTGTTATAGGGTCCTTTGTATTTGATTTATTTACATAGGTTAACCCATGTTCATTAGCCACTTTACCTGCTACCTCGTCAAATGTTCCTTTATGTACTGCATCTGATTGGTCCTGTTTTAGTGAAAATCCCTTGGGTACACATATTAAGTTCAGACATACGCCTTGGGGGGTTAATTCTTCTACCCTATCCAGTATAGTTACTATCCTCTTTTTAGTCTTACCCCCAATATAACCCCAGTGGATAGTTATCTCTTCTAGGTTTTGTAACTCTGGTATATCTAATATAGATGAATCTCCACTCTCTATATCTACCTGGGATGTATCTGAGTCCTTACTTGAATACATGTAACTCAGCTTAGTAATAGGTACACTAATTACTTTTCCACCTGAGTAAAGTAATACAAATACTGATGCCTGATCCTGGTTCATATTATTTGTCTATAAATTTCTTAGCTAATTCTGGTGGGGGGATTATTAGAGTATCTACCCCGGATAAATCCCAAGGCTCTTTAATCCCATTATAGTCTGCTATAACCCACCAATCTTGGGGGTCATTATATTTCTTATATGCAATCCGGGTTAAAGTATCCTGGGATTTAACAGTATATATCTCGGATTGGTCTATAACTTCCTGAGTAATCTTCAAGGGGTACCTATTCAAACCTACTACCTGGCCGTCCCTTACTAAAGTAAACCCTAGTTTATATGGGTTATTATCTGATAAAGCTGTTGCCATATTACCTTGCGTTTAATATTGTATTCCTAGTTTCATTACTTATTGTAACCTTTTTTAAAGTAAGAGTTTGATTAACCTGAGCTGGCATCATTCCCCGGTTACGTTGGAATAAAGACATTTTATATGGTGCTGCAGCTATGATAAATACATGATCACGGAATAAATTCCCAAAAATTAACTTTATCCTTGGTAATCCCTTTTTATATCCATCATTCCTACTCCATGCCTTTAGGGTATTAGCTGCCCCGATGGCTGATTGTCTAGCGTTATCATAAGCATGCCAATCTAGTTCTAAGTTTATCGTATCTTCTCCACCTGTGAAATGATAGAATGGGTTATTCCTACCTATAGAAGCTATTGCTGCTATATTACTCTTAGATTCCCATTCTACTTCTAGTGGAACAAAATGTAGCTTAATGTATTCTTTTGTTTCTAAATTAACAATAAATACTGGTGCTGCTGTCTTACTCATCTGCTTTAATGTATTCGTCCATAGTTTTTGAAACTTCCTTGTTTATCTTCCTTTGGCCATCAATCCAAATGTTTAAATTTGTTGTTGCTTGCCCTGAAGCTACTCTTGCTGCTCTTGCTGAAGGTATCCACTGGCCATTCTCATAGTATCCTCCCGCGGCCTCTACTTGGGGAGACATCTGACTTTGTCCTGGGAACATCTTAGCTAATGCTGCTTCTAACTCTGCTGTAGATTTATTTGGGAATGCTGTTCTTAATCCTGCTATTGCTTGATCTTTCTCCCTTGAAGTATATCCTAATTTTGCTTTTTCTTCTTCCGCCTTTTTCTCCCATGAGTATTTTCCCATACCATTGTGTACATCCCCCATGATCCTGTTGAAATCCTCCAATGGTCCATGAAAATTTAAGCTTAATGCGTCTGTTACCATCTTTACTACTGAGTACAGTAATACAAAGGGAGCTATTATCGCTTCTACACAGGAAATCATCATATCTCTCCAGGTCATTATCCCGGACATGTCAAGAGCTGTACCTATAGCAAATATAGCTCCCGCTAATAATCCCCATGGACCTAATGAAGCCCAAGCTGCTGAGGCCATAGCAGTTCCTGCGCTTGTTGCAGCTGTAGCTGTTTTAGGTAATAACCCCAGGACTACCCCGGTAGCTTTACCTAATTGGCCCATATATGATAACCCCTTAGTTATCCAACCCCCGGTAAATATGGTTTTCCAAGAGGTGAATTTCCCACCCTCTCTAAACCATGCCCATCCTGTAGCCGGGTTTATACCGGCGGTAACTCTCATTAGAGTTAAGTAGGGTGCTATCTTAGCTAATATATTTAACCACCTACCGAATAAGGTTACTGTACTAAAAACGGATATACCTATTCCCCCGAATATTAGTTTCCAAGCTGCTACTGCTCCCCCTATAACCAGGACAGTCCCTAATATAGTTGCTAGTGCTCCAGCAATTGCAACTACATAAATTAATGCTTTCCCAAAGGGAGTACTTACTAGAGCTTTAGCTAACTCCATCAATTTTGTTAATACGGGAGCAACTGCAATTACTAATTCCTTGAAAGCTTGTCCTACTTCCTGTTTGAAGTTTACGTAGGATTCTGTCATTCTATCAATCTCCCCACCATAGGACCCCGCAACAGCCCCAGCTATCTTACTGACAAATCCCCCGGAATCTTCTTTAATGCCCTTAAATAATTCCCCCATATCTTTACCCACGGGGTTAGCTAATGCTGCAGCTAAAGCCCTACCACCACGGGTATTAAATACGGCGGCAACGTCAGAGGCTGCTGAAAGAGTCCCATCCATGGCTCTTTTCCCTATTAGTTGCATTACCTCTACTAAATTCCTAACTTTTCCGGTCATTGGGTCTGTTACGTCTTCAACCGTTAAACCCCACTTCTGTAGCACGGAAGCTTGTTTCTCGGTCCTGAATTTCCCCATGGCTGTTGATAACTGAATAATCCATTGGTTGATTGCAGTACCTGCCCTTGAGCCCTTTATACCCGCATTAGCCAAAGCTCCTACTATAGCCAATGCTTCCTCAGCTTCTGCTCCTACGTTCCTGAAGGATGGTCCTAAGTATGATATAGACTTGAATATATCTCTTACTTCAACGTTTGATTTATTTGCAGCGTAGGCTATCTTGTTAGCGAAGTCTAAGGCTGAGTCCGGAGTACGGTTGAACATCATCATCATATCCCCTAATGAATCAGCAACAGTTTGAATAGGTAAGTCGGTAGCCCTTGCTAACATGGAAGAAGCATCGAGTAAGTTGGATATCCAATCTGCTTTCTCAACCCCTTGTCGAGCTATATCTACCGTTGCTAAGGCTAATAGGTTTTTATTTAACCCGTAAGTACGTGATAATCTATCTATTGTATTATCTAATACAGCTCTATCTTTCTGGGTGAAGTTATCCAATTCTACGCTTACTTTAGCGAATGATTTTTCATATTCAGCAGCTAGTAGGATCCCCTCTTTGAAGAAGCTATTTACTTGTCTACCATAATTTAATAAGGCTCCCCCAACTACTTCCATCCCCCCAACACGCGTCAATGCCCGGCCTTGGTCATCCAATTGTTTCATTGAATTAACTACAGTCCGGGCAGTATTTGAAAACATATCATGTAATTTGATGGCAATCCCCATCCCAATCACAGAGCTTCCTAGTCCTATCATTATTTCTTAATTTTGTGGTGTTTCTAAAGCTTTAACCCTAGCCTCATTATATTTTACGCAGTTGTATATGTAACGAGTTCTTCTACGGGTGGGTATATCAAAAAACTCGGCCTCAGATATTCTGAAGCCGGAGGTTTGTAAATAGAAAAATTGGTCTTCGATTGGACTTCCTAACAAGTCTAATGGAATATATTGGTTATCTATAATAATTATACGGGGAAAAAAAATTCTGGGATTGTTAATAATGATACATACTCGGTTACTTTTTTATCTGGTGTTTGCAGTTTAGTTAAAAGAGCAAAGTCTACATCATTTGAACGTATATCTTTCCAAATCTCCCTCATTTCAGATGCCGAGAAATCTCTGAAGTTCTCTATCTTTATTTCTCTACCGTCCTTTACTAGAGTTAATTCTCTTGCCCTTAGCTCATCATTCTTTGAAACTTGTTCCTTAGGTATACCCATCATATAAGCTTCAGCCTTTGATGTTTGTAGTTTATAGGTGAGTTTTTTATCACCTATAGTTAAGCTTCTTAAAATAGAGCCTCCGTTTGGATATTTCTTTATGGCAGTAATTCCTGGGATATCTTCTACTACTATATCCTGTGATAAGTCTCTATCGTATAAACTTAAATCCTCCTCGAATTCTACTACCTGTCCATCTCGGAATGTATGTTTGAATATCATTTGGCTACCATGTGTGAACATACGTGATTTTAATACGATATAATACTTAGTAGCAATACCCATATTGGTATGTATTTCTTCCCAGTTAAATCTCTTTGGTCCGATGATTATACCGGCTAAAAATTTGTCGATAGATTTATTCTGTTGAGCATCTCCTAGAGTTGATAGTACATCATCGTCATTCCCATTTTGCTCTCGGATTGTGTATAATACTCCGTCGGGTCCTGTAAAGCTCAAATCTCTTGTTTTTTGTATGTTATCCATGGTTCAAAGTTTTAGTATTTGTAATTATATAGAATGTATATACGTAAAAAAAGCCTGGAAATACTAGACTCCCAGGCTTAAACCAAACAGAAACAAAAAACAGAAAAAAAACTCCTACTTAGAGTAGTCTACTTCATCCAATTGGAATTCAATCTCATCAATTGAATTCTCTGATGCTAATCGGTTTAGTGTTCTACCGTTTATCTTAGATGGCCAAACTCCCAAGTATTTATGGTAAGCCAATGGTGTTTGTCCATCAGTTGCGTATTCTACAACCCTTGCTGTAACCTTATAAGCATCTGGTACAGCTCCCCCGCCGAAATTAGTATTTTGTATTGAGTTAACCCAATCTCTGAAATACAAGAACAATGGGGAATCCTTTGAGTTCTTATCTCCTGGTTGTATTTTCTTTACTTTTAAAGTACCTATCTCTCTTAGGCCTGCTGTTTTAACTTTGAAGTTAGTATCTCCATGTTCTACAACAGCTACTCCATCGTCAGGTAGTGTTACCTCCTGAGCAAGGAATGGGTTTAATCCTGGTAACTCAATAGAGAACTGGAAAACCTTGTGTGGGTTTGATATTTGTGCCATTACTTTATGTATTAATTGGTTGATACTGAGCTTCCGCTAGTTAGGATTATTTCTACATCGATTGATTGTAAAGCAGCGATAGCTTTTATTGGGATCTTAACCTTATATTTCCCTAATTGGAAGTCCTCCGCCGAGTTAACTACTAAGTCTTCTAACCTATTAACCCCTTGGTCACCCTCATAAGAGTATGAGAATAGAGCTCTTTTGGTTTTCTTTAAATCCTCCAAGAATGGAATAACTACATCAGCCATTCTCCTAACAAGTACGAAATCTAGGGGTTCTTCTAGGTAATACTTGTAGGTGGGCTTTAAACTAGCCTTAATGAATAAGTCTAATTGAGATACCCCAATATAGGATAATTGGCTTAGTTTCTTTTGGCTTGTGAATCCTCCTAAGATGTATGTTACACCGTCCTGAGTTACTACCATGTTTATCTGTCTTTGGTTCAATAACTCCAATGCAGCTGATTTAGCTGGAGTTCCGAAGTTATTTACTACTCCAAAAACATTTCGTTTACCTTTATTTATTCCGGAGAAGGATATCCAGGGTGTTAAAGCCTGTTTAGCTTGAGCAGCTAATACTCCAGCTACTGGGGAATATTCAACCATCTTAGTACTAGGATTTTGGTATGGGGAGTAATCTACTTCCTTACCACCAATCATATATACATATCTGGTATCTGCACCCAAGGTTTCTCTAGCATCTATAATATCTCGTTCATCGTCGGAATCTCCAAGCCAACAGATACCATGTACATCTTTTCGGTTCTCTACATAAGCTTTTATACCCACATTTACAGCATCGGCTGAACTATGTGGTATTGCTACTAGAGCCAACTCCTGAACAGCATTAAATGAAGCTAATCCATCTACGTAATCTGCATCAACAACGGTTCCCCCATTGGTACCTCCACTGAAAGTAATTGTTGATACAACTGGTTTATATGTAGCTACATCTTCTGGGTCTAGAGCCGCATATACTGGTTTAACTAACTTACTTTTCTGAGCAATCTCGGTTAAGAATGTAGTTAAATTATCAGCAGTTATTCCTAGGTTAGGGTAATTTTCAATGATTGACTCATCATCGGTTGGGTATAAGCCAACTACTACATCAAATAAGTCCACATCTCCATTGGTTGCAGCCTTTATAGAGATTATAAGGTTATTGTATGCAGCTCCGGGATTTATAGGCTCAAATGAGAATAAAACTACATCTGTAGCATTTACTATATCCTCTACTTGGGTAGCTTTTACAGCACTGTTTACTCCGGCTGTTTTATGGCCAACTTTACATACTCGTAACTTAGAGCCTCCCTCTAAAGCGATTTTACACTGTAAAACATCTGGTAATGACTCTGAAAGCCCTCCATATATTTTCTTGAACTCTGGCCAGCTAGTTATGATTTTCGATACATCATAATAAGGCCCCCATTTCGTTTGTACTACAACCCAGTTAATTCCGCCTTGGGCAAGAGTTACTGATGTGGTATTATCTGTAGTACTAAATCTTACGTCCGGTGTTTGTGGCATAATTATTAGTTTTAAGGTTTATTTAGTTATTTTTAGGTAGGTTAGTATTGAATTATTGGATTAGTATACCCCCTTGGGATTCTCCAGTTTCCCCATTCTTTGTCTCCAAATCTACGGATTCTAATGGTGCTGCTGTATCTATGATCTCTTCAGTGGTATCCCATAGGTCATTAGCCTGGTAAGTTAATATCTTCTCACATATACCAAAAGGGGTGTCCGGGTTATCCCTATATGAAATATTGTTTACTAAGAACGATTCCTTAGGGTTATTGTAATGTGGTATATATGTCCTTGACTTTAAGGTAGCCTGTATTATTGAGTTTAATACCCTTTCCTGTTTTGCTGTTTCAAACACTAAGAATATGTCGAACTGTAATGATGATGATGTAGGGGGTACAGCGGTTTTATTGAATACTGCCCCAGCTTTAGTATATTGATGTTCTGGGTTACCACCTATATCTCCTAGAAATATTCTCCTAGCATTATATACAATCCTCGGCACTTTTTTCTCATACTTATGTAGGTTTGACCCTTGTCCAAATAATTCTATAGCAAACCCCTTTGAGGTTTTTATATTAGCCATCGCCGTATTATAAGCTGCTACTCCCGCATCCGTATCCGGGAAAGTAGTTATATCAGGTAAATATCCCGCGGCCACTAATAATAAGCGTATTTTTTCGTAAACACTCCGGTCTACTACTTCCCATATATTACTTAAATATACTGCCATTGATTTAGTAATTAATATCGAATCCGATAGGTGAATATATTCTATCTAGGTGCTTCATTACAGCATCCGAGATATATTTAGTTGCTCCCCCTTTCCTTTCAAACTCCTCATAAGAAAGTGTCCAGGCTGGCCTTGGGGTTATCCTTGAATTGCCCAGTTCTAATATCACGGCCAATATATGGATAGGTATTTTTGTTCTTGGTTCATACAGGTACTTCTTTACTCCCACATAATAAACCCCCCGTTCACTAAACGCCCCAATACTACTTACGTAAGCTTGGGTATCTATAAGGGGTCTACTATCCTTTGACCGGTCACTAACTTTCGGAGCAAGGCCTAAGTCATCCCTTAGTATATGGTTCTTCACTAGTTTAGCAAATGCTTCCGCGGCAGTCCTCTGTCCTCGGATCCCAGATTTTTTTATATGGTCCGGGAAATCATTAAGAGATTCACGTATCTCTTTCCAGTTACCTACAAGTTGTACGTTTATTGACTCCATTACCTTGCTACTTCGTGCCTAGTTAATATGATAAAGGTTAATAACGGGTAGTTTTGAGTAGGTATAGCTTTAGCTTGAGCAGCTAATGTATCTCCCGCGGCTCTATACTCTATCCCAGAGATATAAAACTTGTCCGCTGATGAATTGAAGTTAAAGTACCCATTGGCGTTCAAATACCCTAAATCCTGTAATACTCTGTTATTTAAAATCAGTACACAGTTTTGATTGTCTAGGTGTCCCGTTTCAGAATCCCTATCTATTGGCCATGTCCTAAATACATTGTATAGGACTAATCCTCTTAGGGTTATCTGAGTAAACCTTTCAGTAGGGTTATCTTCTTGGTACCTATCAAGTCCTCCCCTAGACCTATGCCAAGATATAGCTTCCTGGAAAGCATCTTCGGCAAATTCGTTGATTACGCTTATGTAATCAATCCAGTCCTGTTCAGTTAGATGAGCCATGGTTAGCTTCTCCTATAAATTGAAGTTGGTGGTTTTACTGGTATAGCTTTTTGTGGTACTACTGGGGAATGTTTTAATGCCGGACAGAATGGGAGTTTTACTCTTATCCTTGAGGCTAATCCACAGATATCCTCATCCAGTGAGTCGAATAAACTACCTCCACTGGTTACTTTGCTGTTTAGGTATGCTTTAACCATCGTACTTGCATCATGCCACTCTACTTTTGTAGGTCCTGTTTCTATCATCTTTTTAGAACCCGTAGAAGATTGCTGTGAACCTCCGGATGATGATCCAGTACCCATGGCTAATATTAGAGCTCCTGCCGCTGATTTCTTATAAGCATCTCGTATAACCATCTTAGCTACTAGAGCATTTGCTAAGGTTGGCCAAGCTAAATCATTGAAAACATCTTCCCCAGTTATCTCAGGCGATAGTAGTTGGGATAAGTATATTTGCCAATGCTTTATTAAGTCAGCTCTCAATGGTTCAATTATGCTCAATCCTGGGGGCATATACGCAGCCAAGTATTGCTCAATTGTTATTTGTGTAATATTTAGAATATCAATATTTAGAATTTTACTAGAAGGTCCATCTTCTCCTACTGCTACTAATACCACGGTATACCTACCTGGGTTCTGATATGTATGTTCAGCGTTTTCAGTTGTTTCTCGGGGACTCCCATCACCAAAATCCCACTCCCAACTTGTAGTCGGGGTGGGACTGGTGTTAGTGAAAGTAACCGATGAACCATCAACTTCAGCTGTGAAATTTACTATTGTTGCCATCGGTCAAAGGTATTTATTATTCTTCTTCTAAATCCTCAAGGAATTTTACTTTCTCAGCTTTTTTCAATGCTTTGAAGGCCTCAATATCCTCTTCACTTACCTCGTAGGTATCTTCGTAGAATTTGATTAACTCCTCATTATTCATCTTTTGGATTGGCTTTTGAGTATCATTGCTGTTACCATTATCTTTATCCGTAGCTTCTCCAGAAAGTATTTTTTCAAACTCTTCCTTGGTAATCTCAGTTAAATGTCCATTGCTTATAGCAACATCTATCTTCTTTGAGCGTTTCTTTACTTCAACTGGGTTTCCAGGTAATACCTTTACTTTCGTTACTGGGCAGTAGAATATACTTGCACCCTTACCTAATTTAACAAATTTGCTTGCCATAGTTATTTGGTTTTAGTTATATAATTATATAGATTCCAATACAAAAAAACCCGGAACTAGCCGGGTCTTAATGTTTTAGTGGTTTGTTTAGGTTAGTCAATCATCGCTTGCTCTATAGCATCCACATCCATATAGGCTGGGAATCCAGAGTTAGTGAATAATACTGAGCTATCTAGTACAACACGAGAGTCACGGAATAATATTCCAAACCCGGTGGTTAATGAAGCGTATGTAGACATAGTTTGGTTAGAAACTATCTTATCAGATTCTACTAACAATGGTTGAGCATTGTATTTAACGATAGCTGATGATGGGTCTACAATTATTTGCTGGTCAGCAGGAACAGCTCCATGTATGTAGTAGTTAGCGTTTTTAGGTATAGGAGTTTTCAAACTCAAGGCTGAGTTAGTAGGAACTCCAGCAGGAGCACTAGTTCCGTTGCTGTTGGTTTTGAACTCTGGTAAATCTAATACCTCAAGAGCAGCATCTTCTCCACCGATTATAGCTTTCGGAGTTTTTCCGATTCTTGACATACGGATCCAGATTTTCAACATATCCTTGTAGGTTACCGTATTTATTGTACCAACCCCAATTACTGGTGCTGATTCAGAGCCATTAGCTTGTTCCCCGTTTATAAGGGTATCAACTAACAAGGCATCCATACGTTGTCCTAATCTTATACCAAAATCTTGGAGGAATATGCTAACTACGTTAATCGAAC